TCATTTAGTATTCTGCGTGAATAAGTTATAGTTATCAAGCGGAAAGACTGGGATTCGAACCCAGGGAGCGGTTACCCGCTCACCGCATTTCGAGTGCGGATAATACAATTTGATTATCAATTTGTTACAACAGATACTGTAAACACATAGTAAAAACGACATTTATAGTCGTCTTTTTTGATGCAGGTCTATCATCCAGTTTGCCCATTCATCCGTCCCGTAAGCAGGAATATCGAACCACTCCTTTTCGCTCAAATGAGGCAAGAGTTGCATGATCCGCTCCAGCTCATTCCGGAACCGGAAAATATCCTCTTCCGTCAGCTTTACCGAATAATGCTTCTTGCATTCCTTTAATCCCGGAAAAGACTGGAGCAATCCCATAATCTCGGAGAAAGCGGAAGACTTGCCCTTGTCGATTTTTAATGTGATTCCGGACATGTTGCATTTTCTTATTTTCCCATCAAAGCTACTATTTGAGGCATACTATACAAGCTTCATTATCCTGTTCTTGTCGCTCCATAGGACGATTTCCAGTTGGGATTTCCCACTCATGAACTCCAGATAAGGGGCTATTTTGTCCATTTTATAACCGGATGCCATGTCGTTTACCAGGGCTATCTTTTTGTCAATAAAATCCGTCATTCCTGATTTCTCGATGATTTCAAAGTTCATATTGGTTTTACCGATACTGTTGATAAAATTGTAATCAGTTGAACCGGTTATGTAATTGACCAAAGACAGCCTATTGTTATTCTTGATTACGGCATTAAACTTGACCCTGCTGTACCTTTCATGAATGGACTTGCCAAAATCGACCTGCTCCTTGCTTTTAAAAGAGGCAATAAAGCTGTCCGCATGTTTTCGGAATCTTCTGATTGCGTCAGCCTCTTTCTTTGATTCAAACTGGATGAAAGAGGAACTTACGATTGCAGATATGAAATTAGCGACCTCATAAACCAAATTGGGTATCATCGCCCAGTTAGTTGTCTTTTTATAATAGAATAGTCTTTCCTTTGCCTCGATGGTAGATATGTTGTATTGCGTCAGATAATATTCGTACAATCTGTTGAAATGGTTGTCTTCCAAATCAATCAAGTCGTTGTAATACTTTTCGGAAATCCACCCTCCGTCTGTTACGACAAACTCATCGCCTCTCTGTGTAAGAAAGACGGAAACGAAACTGTCGCTTGTCGTGAAGCAAGGTGTGATAATTTCGACTGTTTCCCCTCTTTGCTTGAAATTCCAGAGCCGACTGTGTACTTCCACGATATTATTTAAAATACTTGTATCCATTTCAATTTCATGTCAATTAAAAGTTTATACCACTCAAAGGATCGATATCGCTTTCGTAAACAAAAGGCAGAGTTCCAGGTGACTGCACTTCTATTTCGGGTGTATCTGCGCTATTGCCCTTCGTGTTTGACTCCGTGCAAAAATGAGCGATGCACAAAGATACATCTTCCAGCACTTCCGCTTGCTTTTGGTCTTTCAAAACTTCCGTTTTGTATGCAATTTCTTCGCCCGTCTGCATAAATTTGTGAAAATGCGGTGTAGGCACTCGCTGCTGGTCAATGGGGACATCAAGGCCTGAATTGCGATGACATGCGCCCGCTGAGTCATATCTGAAAAAGTAGCTGTTGTCGAATGCCGGACATTTGAGTTTGAACTTAAAGTCAGTCGGGTCGTCCGCCTTTATTTGTACAACAAATTCAAGATCCTTTTCCAGTGACTCATGTTTTGCCTGTACGACCTTTTCCTTGATTGTTTTGTGATTGCTCTTTGTCTGGTCTACTACAATAGGTGAGACAAGAATGGTTTTGCCTCCTTCTACGAGCACTTTATATGTGTCATAATTGGATTTTATGTTGTTATTTATCTTTACCTTTGCCATATATTATCGTATTTATCACTATTACCCTATTTCTGTTATCTGCATTAATGTCTCTTTCACAAAATCCTTTAGTTCCATAATTAAAAATTTTCAATTATTACTTCCTTGTAAAAGCATAAGTCAACATTAACCAAGAAACTTATCCTTTATTGATAAAGTTATCAGGATCCTTTTTAGTTACAGCATCAAACCTGCATTTTCGTTTAATTCACTGCGTATGGAGCAAACCCTAAACCAGAGAACTAACTGAAAAAACTTACAACTATTTTTCTGAATCATGTCTTAATAAAGATACTTCTTGTTCCAAAGCAGACTTCTGTTGACATACCAATCTATAGCTTCCTTGAAGATTACGAAAATCATTTTCTATTCTTCTATATTCAACTTTTGACTCACTTAGTTGTTTTTGCATTTCTATAAGTTCTTTATTAAGTTTATTCACTTCTTCTTCACATGAATAATTGCCAAAAGACATATTTTGCTCCAAATATCTCCAAAGAGAAGTAGGCATCATACCCCAATATCTTTCAAATCCAAGATCCAAGATAAAACAAGCAATATGCGCTTCCGAAAATTCATCTCGTGATAATCTTAAGTAAACTTCCTTAGGAGATAATATCGTACTTATAATACCACAATTATCAAAGCAAATATAACTATCATCAATTGCTCTTATGCGATCTTGTAAAAGCTTTTGATTATCAATATTATCATCGAACACAATCAATATTACATTCTTATTCATAGAGATATATTATTTGATAGTTGTTTTAATATGTTGACTCATATCATCTTTCAAATCCTCCCACTTGCCATCCCATCGAATTTCAACTGTAAATCTATATGGTTTACATGATACAGAATAGAGTAAATAATCAATAGTATAGATTGTGTGATTCGATTGGGAAGGATAAGCGATATCCTTTCCTGATATATTTAAAAGGATATTAGATAATGTCCCTTCTCCATTTGGAGCTGAAACATCTTGATTTGGGCCAATACTAAATAATTGATGTATTCTATATCCCGAATTTGGAATTATAACTCTCTTCTGCTTTTTATCGCAATCCCAGTAAGCTTGTTCACATCCTTCAAAATGTATACAAGGTTTCATTTCTTCATCTATTTTCGATGCTATTTTTTCTAAAAACAATTCACATTTTTGAGCACATACATTTCCCTTATTATGAACTTCCAAATAATTATAATATTTACTTGATTTTTGACAAGACCTCTCTGCCAATATATCATCTGAATGAAGTTTAATTTTAAATTTAGGATATGAAATATATTGCTTTATTTTTTCTCCAAACAAAGCAACAAAAACAGCAGCAGCAGTAGCTATTGTTCCTAAAGTTGTAATAAAATAGTAATAATATTCACCAGATGAGATATTCTTACTCCAGTCTATGCTTGGAATAAATATTTTGTATGGAACAATATTTCCTAATACATAGAAAATAATGGCTATTAATATACAGCCAATTATATAAATCCATTTCATTACTATCTATTCTTTATTTCTAACACCCTATCCCCAAACGCTAACTTTATCACATCAGCTTTCACATCACTATCTTCCAACTCCAATTGCAGTATAACTTTTGGGGTAGTTAAGCCTTTTTCTCCGGCAGATTGCTCCGGCACATATCGCTCTGGCCAAGTGAACAAGTCTGTTATAGAAACACCCAAGCAACTTGCGATATTCTCAACTTCGGAAATCTTCAAATCGCGATTTCCCCTTTTCATTACAGAAATTTGGGACTCATCAATACCCATAGCATCAGCCAACGTTCGTTGTTTGATACCCTTTTGAGCCATTATCTTAAATATGTTATCTATTACATTCATACTTATGAAGTTACGCACAATATCTACACGACAACTTGCGAAAAACATAAGTTTTTATTTAGATTTTCGCAAATATACTTGTATATTTCACAAGTTTATTCCATATTTGCACCTGCATTGATTAATAGTAGTTGCGAAAATATAAAGTACAGAATATATATAATAATGTAAGGAGGCAAAAATGGAAAAATTAAACCTACAAGGTCATGAGACTGGCGCTCGTTCGTTCAGAGAGATCTACTTCTCCATGGACAACACGCCGCCTAAGAAGGCTTTCATCCAAAAGATAGCCACCATTACCAAACGATCTGAATCGGCTGTCAGATGTTGGGTAGCGGGAGTCTACCAACCGGATGCGTTAGCCCAAGAAGTGATAGAAAGAGAACTTGGCATTCCTGCCAGTGAATTATTCCCAAAGGAGGATAAGGTATGCGCGCAATAGAATTCTATACCACCCCCTCCGGTGAAGTAACTATCAAAGAGCAGGGACAGCCGGAACGCCAACTGAAAGAGTCCGATACGGATTTCATTCAAAGTTTCCTTGAGATTTTGGAAGAGTTCTATCCGGAGGCTTATGCGGCACTCCGCAAGTATTACGCCCGTTACGATGGGAATAAATGCTATCGTGATTTCTTGGCTGTACGCAGGTTTATCAAATGCAACTTCGGGCTGTACGATAACATGATAGACGTGGATGAGAACTGGAATTTCAAATTCGAGTTTGTCGGCTGCCCTCTACGAGGAGAATGTGACGGGTTTAAGAAAATCTGTGAACCGAAGTTCAACAGTACATTATCAGACAGCCAGCTTCGGGTGATGGAGCTTTGCTACTATGGCAAGAAAGACGAAGAGATCGCGGAAACGCTTTTCATCTCGTCCCACACCGTAAAGAACCACCGGAAGAACGTTTTCCGGAAACTCTCGATACACTCCATGGCGGAGTTCATGCGATATGCGAACGAAAAGAATCTATTTAAGGGCGAATAATCATGCCAACCGAAAACACCTATCAAAGTATACCTTCTTTACGAAAGATCGAGATCGAATACCTTGCTTGGCAAATCACAAGGATGCAAGCGGGTATCCGGGAATTTATCGGACAAAAGGAAGCGCACCTCCGTTTCGGGAGACAGAACGTGGAAAGATGGGTCTCGGAAGGTAGGCTACAACGTTACAAGCGACCGGGCAAAATCGAGTACAGGCTGGAAAACCTGTATAAGTGCGCCCTAGATCCATACGACTATTAAATGAATCATTAACATAGCAAGGCACCTTGGCAAGGCGTTGCAAAAGGAAGTTTACAATACCCATCCAACTCGCTATTTCACGGACGGTAAACCGCATTGCTAATAAATCATTGACGTATGAAAACAGATTACTGGAAACTCGCCCAAGCGGTGAGGTGGGGATTTTACATCCTTTTCGGAACGCTCGCCATACTTGGAATCGTGGCTATTTGCCTAGGACATTTCCTGCATATCATCACGACGTCCGGATGTGCGGCAATGGCTTACATGATAGCTAAACATTGGTAACTAACATTTAAAAACATAACATCATGTCGAATCTAATTCAGATCAAAGTAGCTGAGTTGAATCAGCTAAACCCGCTCATGATAGCAGAAGATAACAGGGTAGAACAAAAGTTCATCCAAATGTATAACGCGATCTGGGGTACCGCCCAAGGAGCGCAAATCTACGAGAAAGAGAAATTCAACTTCCGGAAGATCTTACAAGACAAGCCGGAACTGCAAAAATGCACACCGTTATCCCTCTATGGATGCTTTTTGGATATAGCGGTCAACGGCCTGTCACTTGACCCGACAGGACGACCGCACTGTTATATTCTTCCCCGTAGCACGAAGACCGGCTATAAGGATAACAACGGTAGCGATATCTACGAACTACGTGCTTATCTCTCCATCACCGGATATGGCGAGTTAGTCATGCGGCAACGTGCCGGACAAGTCCGTTACGTGGATAATCCCGTGGTTTGCTATGAGGGCGATACCTTCTCCCCCGGGTTGATCGACGGCGTAAAGACCGTGACCTACCAAGCGGCATGCCCCCGAAAGTCCAACAAGGTGATAGGTGGTTTCTTACGTATCGTACGCACCGACGGTACCGTGGACTGGCACTGGATGATGGAAGGCGATATCAAGCGATTGGAAGCGTACAGCTTTAAGAACAACCAGAAATGGAACCCGCAAACCCGGCAGAAAGAAGGGAAGGCCAATGCCCTTTATACCTCTAGCGAAGGAGGTATTGATCCGGGATTCTTGGAAAGCAAGCTTATCAAGCACGCTTTCGACGGATATCCCAAGGTACGCACGGGACAGTTCTCCTCATTCGAGACACAGGAGGAACCGCAAGAGATCGACTACGGACTGGAAGAAACAACCGTTATCCAGCCCAATCAAGCCGGACAGCAACCGCAAGCCCTCCAGCCCCAATCGGAAAATCCTTTACAAGGATTCGGAGAGCAACCGCAAGCGGAACCGGTACCCGTATCTGGTATAACATCCCAAATATCACAAGAAGATGAAGAAGCCGGATTTTAAGAGTTCAATATCAACATTCAAAATTTTATCGACATGGATACACAGAATAACAATTTACCTTTCAAGGCTAACGAGGTCATTAGCATCTTACAGACAGCCCCGGATATTCTCGCCCGCAATGAGGCGTCGGTCTCAGCTTGCACGAACGCAGGGAAAACCCTCTTGGACACGATTGAGGGAAATGGAGGTATCGGCACGGACGAGATCGACACTGCGGTACAAGAATACCTTGCGAAGTCAAAGAAGACCGTAGAGAACATGAACAACCGCCGGAAGCCGTTAACCCAAATGCTAACGGCTATATCCAAACGTTTCACGACACTAGAGGGTTCCATAGACGCCAAATCCAAGGGAACCATCCCTTATCTGCTACAGATGGAGCGTAACAAATACGCCGCCAAGAAGCTGGAAGAGCAAAAACGCCGTGAGGAAGAGGCCCGGCAAAAACAGTTGGCGGAGAACGAGAAAGCCCAATACCGGGCCGACATAACGGTCTTGCTTGATACCACGTACGCCGCCTACGTCGAGAAGCATATCAACGCCTTGAACGGGATTTTCAATCGTGCCTCCCTAGCCACGTATGGGGACGTATGCCGGCAGATCACGCAAACAAGCACCGGTTTCTCATGGACGGATTTCGTGAAAAACGTCGTGGATAACAAACAGACATTCTATATGGACGGTGAGACCCGCAAAGCGATCAAGAACGAGATAGCCATCCTAAAGAAAAAAGAATATTCCGATCGATACGCTTTCGAGATCGAGGGACTGAAACAATCCTTGGTCGACCGCCTCCCATCCCTCCGGAAACAACTGGAGGAGCAAGAGGAAATTCGCAAGACCAACGCAATCGAGGCGGCACGGCTGGAAGAGGAGCGCAAACGGAAAGAGGCGGAAGAACGTCAAAAGGCCGAACTGGAACGTAAGCGCAAGGAAGAGGAAGCGAGAGCCAAGGCGGAGGCAGAGAAAGCCACCGCGGAAGTACAGGCGGCCTTCGATTTCAGTGCCGCCAGTATGTCTCCTACCCCTACCAAGGCGAAGATAAAGAAAAAGATCCAAGTCACCAATCCACAAGGATTCATGCAGGTATACCAGATGTGGTTCATGCGTGAGGGTATCAATATGAGCATGGAGGATCTTGAGAAGATCCATAAGAAGATGATCTCCTATTGCGAGAAGGTCGTGAATAAGGACGGTGAGCGAATCCAGTCCGCTTTCGTGAGATATGTCGATGACGTAATAGCCAAATGATATGAGAAAGCTATATCTGTCCTCATGGATAAACTTCGGGAAATACAGGCGTACACCGAGTAACCTAAAAAAGATCCTCGATACGGAAGAGGGCCGCAAATGGTTCCGGTGGCTGATGGATAACACTTACGATTTTGAATTTGACTTCGCGGTCATTGAATACTTAAAACTCAAGGAAGAAGATGCAAGATACGTATTACCAACGGTCTGAGGTCAGCAACTCAGACCTGACAGAACTAAAGAACCTCCTCTATCCCCGTACGCAATACGGGGATAAGGAGAAGGCGTTCAAGTTCGGGAGTCTGGTGGATGCGATGCTGACAGAACCCGAACGGGTAAGATATGACAAACATATGGTAGATGACGTATTGTATTCCGGCGAAGATTGGGAACTGGCACAAGCCATGATCAAGTCACTCCGTATGGAAGCCCGACATGATCCGCTCATTAAGTATGCATTGGAACAATCCGATAAACAGAAATTTATGGTAAACAAAAATCAAAAATTCCAATACGGCAATTTTGAATACACACTTGACACTCGTTGCAAATGGGATTTCTGGTTTTCAGCAATGGGGTTTGGAGGAGATTTAAAAACAACTTTTGCTTCTTCTCAAAAACAATTTAATGAAGCCATAGATTTTTTCGACTGGGATCGCTCAAGAGCTTGGTATATGGACATTGCTGGAAGTAAACAAGATTTTATTGTTGCAATAAGCAAAAAGAATCAACAAATTTTCAAAGCCACTATAAAAAAAGATGGCACTTTATATAAACGTGGCAAAGAAAAGTACGAAGAGCTAGCCTTCCGGTGGTGGATGCTAATAAGCTAATAGTATGAAGAGTCTAATTTTAATCCTAATCGGCTGGCTAAAGTACAGGCTGGTAAAGAAATGCCCTATATGCGGAGCTCCCGTACTCGTAAAGAAATTACAGACGCATACGGGAGATACATTCAACGTATATCATTGCGGCAACTGTGGCAACGATTATATCTTAAAATAAAAATCATGAATCTCAATATCACACCGACAGACAAGATATCCGAGGAACTGGCCGCCATAGATGCCTTCCTGAATATCACAATGAGCGAAGACGTACAAGAAGCTGTCCTACGTGGAAACGACCTTGCCGTCTATATCGCCCGGACCGGGAAACTGTTAGCAGATGCCAAATACCATCTGAACGTGAAAAAGAAATCGGAAGTATTCGACACATTACGGGAAACCGCTTCACGGGCCGGAGCGACCTCAAAGGCCATAAACGCTATCATCGACAGCCTGTGCAAGGATGAGCAATACCTAGTCGACTGGTGTGATAGATTGAACCGTACCGCGACCCACCAATTGGAATGGTGTCGCACGATAATTAGCAAGGCGAAAGCTGAAATGGCCTTAGCGCCTCAGAGTTATAACAATCCTAAATTTTAAAAGAACATGGAAGAATTAGTAAAAGAGCAACCCGTGTACGAGATCCAGAAAGTGAAGATCAAGAACAACCAGCTCACGGCGGAGTATACGGAAAAGTTCGTGGAAGCGAACTACAAGAACAACATCCTAAAGGAATCGGAGCAGTTTATCCACCCCGATCTACTGTACGCGTTGAACCGGCTTAAGCCACACGTAGTGAAAATCTGTGAGATGTACGAGGCTACATTGGTCAATGTCGCCAATCCTTCCGACGATGACTTGAACGAGAAGCTAAAGAATATCATCGTCACCGGATACAGTAAAGGCGGTAATGATGAATCAGCCGGCGTATCAATCCAAGCGCAAAAGCTCCTGAAAAGCGGGCAGATCCTTAACCTCTCCGTCCCGTTCACCAAATATGAGGACGAGTCCGGCGACGGGTACCTTTACGGAGCCGAGTTGAAAGAGGCCATCGGTAGATGTAGCTACGAGGTGGACGCTTATCTGTTCGAAGGTAAATATGGCATCAAGCAAGAATCCTTCGATTTCGATACCCCGGAGGAATCGGATATCACGGGCGAGAAGGAAGAGAAGCCTAAGAAACGGGGACGGAAGAAAAAAGAGCAGATCAAGGAGATCGCCGAGGAGGTGAAAGCCTTCGACGAGTTCGCCTAACTAATAATAAAAACAACCGTTATGCAAATCACTTTACAAAACACGGAAAAGGGACAATGCTACGCGGTAAGGTTTGACAGGTACCGCCAGCAGGTCGTTGACAAGCTAAAGACAGCCGTCAGCGTCCGCTGGTGGGACAAGTCTACCGGAGCGTGGATGATCCCGGCCAACAATAAGTGCAAGGCGGAGCTAGACCAGCTCACCTATTACGTGAGGCACTTCGAACCCGTCAACTGGGGAGGGTACGAGTCTAAGACCGACGAGGACATAGCCTATCAAATACCGGACATGCCCGAGTTGGACGAGGATCATGGCCTAAAGATACAACCTTACCCCTATCAACTGCAAGGAATCGCACGAGGCTTACAACTAAAACGGTTTATCAATGGGGACGACATGGGACTTGGCAAACAACAACCAGTCAGTAGTTACGTGGCTACTCCAAACAGTTTTAGGAGGATTGGAGAATTACAAATTGGGGACGAGATATTCGGCAGGGACGGAAATGTATATACCGTAAGTGGCGTGTACCCGCAAAAAGAACGCCGCGTGTTCAAAGTGACGTTCTCTGATGGCGTATCCTGTGAATGCGGCCCAGAGCATCTATGGTGTGTCCGGGATGCCAACCGTAGAAGAAAGGGGAAAGGATGGATCACCAAGACAACACAGGAGATCATG